GGGTTCAAGGAACCTTGTCTAGCTAAGGATCGTGGCGAAGACTATCTTTACACATTGGAGTCGTTGTTCGACAAACGTCAAAAACTGTACTATGAGGAAGCTAGATCCAACACCGATAAACCAATGAAGGGGTAGAAAAAATGGCAATGAACGAAGTGCTAGGCAAGCTGCAGATCGACGGCATCGGTGCTGAGTTCGACCCGCAGAAGCATGCACTGATCCTGAATGGCACCGAGCGGCGTGCTATCTGTGTACAGATGGCTATTACTACGCGTGGTCGCGATGTTACCTTCCGAGACAACAGTGCTGACGAGGCTGCTGACGAGGTGCTTCGGGTAGCCAAGCAGTTCTACGCCTACATCACTAACGGCGAATAATCGTATGACAGGCGCAATTACCAATCTGACGCCGACTTCGCTCGGTGGTATCAGGCTGCAGAAGCTAGGTGACTTGGCGCCTCGTATCAACGCTGTCATCTATGGGCTTCCAGGCGTTGGTAAGACACGGTTGTGCGCGTCAGCCGACGCTGTACCTGAGATGCGTAGAGTACTTCTACTCGATGTTGATGGCGGTGCACTGTCAGCAAAGGGCTTGTACCCTGGCGTTGAACGGCTTCCGATCACCACCTGGGATCAGATCATCAACGTCCAACGTGATCTGGCTTCAGGTATGAACCATGGGTTCCAGACGGTAATTCTGGACACCGGTACAGAGGCACAGAAGTACGATCAGGCTTCTGTGATGAAGCAGGCAGCCAAGATTGCTGCTGACAAGGGTGAGGTACGCGACGAAGCTGTACCGAGCTTCCGTGAGTGGGGCATTACGCAGGATCACTTCCGGCAGATGGTACGTGGATTCCGTGATCTGCCATTGAACTTCCTGATGACGCTCCACGTCAAGGATCAAGTCAACGATCTGACAGGTAAGATTTCGAAGAGCCCTGATCTGCCTGGCAAGCTGGCTCGACAGATCGCCGGCTTCTTCGATGTCGTCCTCTACATGTACGTGAAGGAGATATCGACACCAGACGGAAACAATGCCGACGGCACACCCAAGACGAAGATGGTCGAGAAGCGGCTACTGCTGAGCTCGGCAAGTGAGCTTATCATCGCCAAGGATCGATCGGACAAACTACCAGCCATCATCCAAGACATCACGATGAAACACGTCTACAACACGATCTACGCAGGAGCGAAGAAATGACTACCGAAGAAGGTACTCCCACTACCGTGGATGCACTAGCTACCGATTCCGACTTCGCAACTCGTGCATCCAACCTCGGTGCACCTACTGCTACCTTCCAGGAGCCTGCTGTGACCGATACCGACACTGACACCGGCTGGGGCGACGACGCAAGCCTCCTTCCCGATGGCGCGGGCGGTCCGGCCAACGATGTGTGGGACGAGGGCGAGGCTCAGATCGATCTGGGTGACCTTCGGATCAACCTGTCTAAGGAGGAACTCGCCGCTGAGTCCTTCGACGACATGCCTGTCGGCAAGTACGTCGTTGCGATCACGGCCGGCAAGGTCGAGCTTTCCAAGTCGGCCAAGAACCCTGGCAAGCCGATGTACAACCTGACCTACACGGTTCAGGAAGGCAAGTTCGCTCGCGCGAAGGTCTTCGACCGTCTCTGCCTCTGGCAGGGTGCGGCCTACAGCTTCACCATGCTGATGAAGGCTCTCGGCATCCCTGTCTCCAACGGCATGGGTGTTCCGAAGATCGAGCAACTCATCGGACGCAAGTTCGTCATGCGGTGGGGTATGGGTAAGGCCAACACCGTGAGGGACCCGAACACAGGCGAAGAGCGCAAGTACGAGGCGCGCATGCAGGTGAAGGGCTACTTCACTGCACCGAACAGCCTCGACCAGCAGAACGCTGCGTTGCAGAACGACCCGCTCGCTCCGTAAGCCTCGTAAGACTATCCTACTGATAAGCGCGATGGGCGTCCTGTATCCACGGGAAAGGGCAACAGGACGCCCATCGTTTTCCACTAGTTAGGGGTGGCATGGAAACTAACGGCTCACCCGACGATATCCGCAGGGGGTTCTTTAGATCTGCCGTCGGTCGTTCTAGTGGATGGTTTTGCGTAACCACCCTAACACGTGGCGCCGCCAAGCGTATGGAGGAACACTGGTATGACCTACCAGATCAGTTCGAGCATATGGTTGACGACGTTAATGCTAACATCATAGATGGTCCTTGGGATGTGTACTTCTGTCCGCACACGTTCAAGTCAAAGAGCCGAACGCGTGACAATGTAAAGGAATGTCCTACCGCTTGGGCAGACCTTGATGAGTGTCGTCCCGACATAATGGATCCAGCACCAACAGTGTCTTGGGAAACCTCTCCTGGACGTTTTCAGGCGCTCTGGTGTCTCGATGATGCTCTTGAACCCAGCATCGTTGAAGACATCAGTAAGAGAATCGCATACGCTTACGCAGATGAAGGCGCCGACCGATCTGGTTGGGATTTGTCGCAGCTGCTACGCGTACCTCTAACCAAGAACTATAAGTATATCGACACTGACGTCGGCCCTGTGGAGATTGTGCTATTGGGGTCCGGGGCAGCATGGTTTCGTGCAAGCGACTTTGACCTACTGCCTGCTATTACAGCTGTTAACCGTGCAGCGATGCCGTACCCTGAAGTACTCCCGCAAGGCACTGGTCGTGAGATCATGGAGCAGTACCTAAGCAAGCTGCCTGGTATCGCCTTCACTACGCACGACAGCATTCCAACCGGTGACTGGTCGAAGACACTCTACAAGCTTGCGATGTATTGCTTCGAAGCAGGCATGAATCGTGAGCAGGTATTCAAAGTATGTCTCGACTCCAAGTGTAACAAATTCGCACGTGATGGTCTTGGTAGTGAGTATCTCTGGGCAGACGTATGTAGAGCTTCAGCCCAGCATGATACGCACATTCATCAACACGACGTTGTGTCACCCATTGAGGACAAACTCCTTACAGAAGAAGAATACGAAAGAGTAGCTAATGTCCGAACATTCGTTGAAGAGTACATTGATTGGGCTTCTGGTCTGGGTGATGCAGCGACTCAATACCATCAAGGCGGCGCATTTATTATTCTTAGTTCTCTTCTTGCTGGCAATGTGTCTCTTCCTACCGCCTTTGGTCGCATTATTCCTAATCTTTGGTTCATGATCCTTGCCGACACAACACTGACACGTAAATCGACAGCGATGGATATTGCAACTGATCTACTAATCGAAGTCGACAGCGATATCGTAATGGCAACAGATGGTTCCATTGAAGGTTTGATGCAAGGTCTTTCGACGCGTCCTGGTAGACCTTCTATGTTCCTTCGGGACGAATTTAGTGGCCTACTAGAACAGATCACGAAGAAGGACTACTATGCAGGCATGGCAGAGGTACTCACTAAACTGTATGACGGTAAGCTGCAGAAGAGGATGCTCCGTAAGGAGACCATTGAGGTGCGAGATCCTGTACTTATTGTGTTTGCAGGTGGTATTAGAACACGTGTACAACAACTCCTCAAATTCGATCACATCTCCAGTGGTTTCATTCCCCGCTTCCTGTTCCTTACAGCCGAGTCTGACGCCAGTAGAGTACGTCCGTTGGGACCTCCAACAGACCTTGATACTTCAGGCAGAGAAGCGCTCGTCGACACGATGACTGAGTTATACAATTTTTACCATGCTGATACAGTAACCACTCTGTCAAATGGTGTAAAGCTTCCAGCGCGGAAAACATGTGACGCCGTACTAACTCAAGAAGCATGGGATCGCTACAACAACTTCGAACGACAAATGCTTGATGCAGGCCTTAAGACTGAACGTCCCGAACTTATGACCCCGTTGTTCGACCGACTTGCGAAGTCTACACTCAAAGCAACCATCCTATTGGCCGCAGCTAGAAAGATGGCCGATCGAATAGAGATTGGAATCGACGATGTTCTATTAGCAATCAGGTACGCAACCGAGTGGCGTGAGTACGCAATCGACGTAGTCAACGGTGTTGGCAAGAGCGTCGCAGAGAACCAACTCGAAACTGTAATGGAAAACATCAAGAGGTCACCTGGTGTTAGCCGTAGTAGGCTAATGCGTAACTATCATTTGACAGCAAGAGAAGCCGATGCAGTATTCTCGACACTCGAACAACGTGGACTTGTATCTATAAGCAAACAAGGAAGAGGTACGTTCTATCATGCAGTCTGACAGCGTAGCTGTTTTCTCAGGCGGACTCGACTCTACGACCCTCGTATACGATATGGTCAGCAGGGGGTACGAACCTCACCTACTGTCCTTCAACTACGGACAGCGTCACAAGAAGGAGCTCTCGTACGCTGAGAAGACCGCCTTCACGTTGGGTCTGCGTCACGACATCGTCGACCTCACAGGCATCACGCACCTGATCAGTAACTCGGCACTGACCTCCTCGCAGGAGTACAAGGCCAACTCAGGCAAGGCAACCTTCGCAGAGTCCGTGCAGCCTGCGATCGATGTGCCTGAAGGTCACTACGCCGAAGACAACATGAAGCTGACGGTCGTTCCTAACCGCAACATGATCATGCTGTCCATCGCGGCTGGCGTAGCAGTGAACAACAGCTACAAGTTCGTTGCAACGGGTGTTCACGCAGGCGACCACTTCGTGTATCCCGACTGTCGCCCGCGATTCCTCGATGCGGCCAACGCAGCAATCGTCCTCGGCAACGCTGGCTTCGGTGCTATCCCGGACAACTTTGACGGCGATGAAAACATGTCACCGTTCGGCTTCCTCTACGCACCCTTCAGCGAGCTCTCCAAGGCAGAGATCGCAGCCAAAGCCTTCCAGCTCGAGGTGCCTCTCGCTGATACCTGGTCGTGCTACAAGGGTGGCGAGACGCACTGCGGTCGATGCGGTACCTGTGTTGAGCGGCTCGAAGCGATCCACGAGGCTGTTGAAATCATCTACGGTGGAAAAGCTGCCGACCTCGGTCTCTTCGATCCGACGCAGTACGCAGACACAGAGTTCTGGCGTACCGCAAAAGCTCCGACTGCATAAGGTAGTCGGGTAAAGAAAGGTAAGCGTATGAAGAAAGCACTACTGGCCGGAGGGCTGTTCGTCAGCCTCTTCTTCGGCTTGCAGTTCACAGGCATGGTGGCAGCTCAGGCTTCCGTGCCAGCCCACGCAACTGCCGTCGCGGGAGTGATGCACGGCTACTCCGCACCGCGTCACTTCGGCGAGACGCACCAGCAGGCCGTTCGGCGCAATCTCGGCCAGTGTGGCAGTGACAAGTTCTGCGCTTGGCACCTCTACCAGTGGCAGGGCGAGTACGACCAGTACTACCCTGCAACCATGCAGTTCATCGGCTACTCGCTGCCTGGCACCGGAGACAACAACACCGCATCGTCGTGGTTCAACAACTCGGCGTGCGGAGCCGGCTGCGGTCCCACCGACCGTATCGCCTACCTCTACGACGACGCGCACTGCATCTCGTACCCGTGGTACCGATCGATGGTGCGGGGCCAGGTGGCGTCTGCGGAAGGCTCGGACTGGGACGACCGAGTTAGCTCGTACAACGGTACTCTGAACTACAGCTGCTAGGAATGGTTCGCCTCGGTGTGCGCTCACAGACCGGCACCGAGGCACGGAGGTGCAAATGATTACCAAGCTGATAGCGATCGTATTAGCTATCGGAGGGTCTGCTGTAGCCATCAAGACGTTTGATGTACCACTGCGACCTACAGTCTGGTACATGATGCCCGTTCCAGCTTGTAAAGACTTACCAGTGAACTGGCGGCGAAAAGTAATATGTCCACCCCGGACCCTTCAAAGGACAGAGATCCACAGGCCACGATGACACAAGGAAGGAGACGTCGTGACAGGCTATCGAACTGGCTTCATCGGAGCTTCGACTAAAGAAGCAACCGCATGGATTGAAGGACATGTAGGAGATGCTAAGCGTATCTTTGTACCCTTCACAGGTACAGGCAAAGACGTAATGTCCATGGCAGGCCCTGATCGCATCATCGAGTCATGGGACACGCAGTACTACAGCCGTGCAATCGTTGAGGGTGTCTTCTCAGCAGCAGTGGCACCTAAGACCAATGTAGACAAGATTCACTACCGCAAGGGATGGATGTTCGAGTCGCGTGCGATGAAGAACATTGATGAACGTAGTGCAGGCTTCATCGACTGGGTGGCTGATGAAGGTACACTGTTTGATCACGCTGCGTTGTGCTCAGCTATTGTACGTTGTACCCTCATGGGACGCATGACTCAGTGGTACGCAAACATTGAACAGTTGTATGCACGCTTCCAGAGAGCTCGCGAATACAACTTGACCTGGATCAATCGGCCTGGTACCTTTGTGCATCATGAAGGATCGGTGTTCGATGCCATCGGAGGGCCGCTAGAAAATTATCGCTCATACGATCTCATGCAGGTTGATCCGCCGAAGGTTGTCGTTGGCAAAGATGTCTACTCTGCCAACTTCGATGTACTGAACAAGGCTTTGCATGGAGCAGTTAATCCTCTGCCTTCTTGGTCTACCCGCGACTCAATGGGTAGGTTTAAGGAGCTCATGCAAGTAAAGGCTGACAAGGTACTCTTCATGTACACTACAGGTGTAAAGCCTACGTACGAGGAAGTCAAGAACATGCTTCTAGGATTCGGCGAACTAGAAGACGAACAAGCTTTTCCTCATCGTGGTCGAACTGACTACGCACTGATCATTCGGAGGAACTAATGCCTACGACTAATCCAGTCGATCCTCCAGCGGTACGCCTCGCACGTATGGGTCCGCCAGTGGAGGCTGGCGCAACTGTTGCCATTATCCCTTGTACTAACCAGAAGTCTGACTATCCGGCTCCTGCGAGGGAAGTATGGGTTGGACATCACTTCCAGCTGGTACTAGCACACGCTGAGATGTTCTACGACCGCGTGTACGTTATGTCGTACAAGTACGGACTTATCGATCCGGATTTTCATATCGAGCCGTACGACATTGACATCAAGAACTCGAAGGCAGCTGAAAAGCTTCGCTGGTGGTTCAACCTTCGTTCAGACATACGGCTTCTGTCCGGTTGGAATCCGCTGCTCGTGGCACTCTACACTGGTGACGTTGAGCGCGACCGTATCATGCGCGAGTTCGTTCGCAGCGGAACTCCGCAAGTCATCCTTCCGTTCGAAGGCTTGAGCATTGGCAAGCGTATGGCGCAAGTCTACGACTGCGAAGCACCCTTCGATCGGGAGAAGGCAGAAGCAGGTGCCTACGCACTAGCTGAGAACTACGGCGAGTCCGCTTCGGGCGAAGGACAGAAGTACCTACCGCCTGCTACACACCTCGAAGATGTTGTTGAGTGGGAATGACGGAGGTACTACAAATGCGACTGAAGATCCGACACAACATGGAAGTAGCCCATCGCTTGTCGCTCACGCCTGGCAAGTGCCAGCAGATCCACGGACACAGTATGCAACTTGAACTAGTCCTGTTGGTAACTGCTGGTCCTGATGGTATGGCTACTAACTGTGCCGCTGAGACGCTTGAGTTCGGCGACATGAAGAAGAAGTTCCGTGAGCACATCGACACCACGTACGATCACCACCTGATTCTGAACAACGACGATCCTTGGGCGCAAGTATTCGACTTGCACGATCCTCTTAAGGATGATCCTATCCAAGGTAAGCGGTTGCCAGGACTCGTTACCGTAGAGGAAGATCCTACGGTAGAGAACCTCGCCAAGTGGATCGCTGAGTGGGCAGCTGGTACATACAAGTGCGATGCGATCTGCCGCCTCGAGGAAACCAAGACGAACGGCGCAGAAGTTATGTACCACTGGAACGGTTTTGGAACTCATATGGTAAGGGGTGCAATATGATCAAGGGCTACAAGCCACGAGTTGCCTTTTTCATCGAGAGGTGGATCGATGGTGATACTGCTCACGGTACTGTCGATCGAGGATGGGGCGATAGATACACTCCACCCAAAGGCCTTCGCCTATTGAAGGGTGACGGATCGACCTTCGATGCACCTGAACTTCATCTAGAGCCTGTACGTGCTGAGGCTGCAAGAATGCGTGCGCAGGCTCTAGCGCCCGCGGGTAACTGGTACTACATCGTTAGTCAGAGAGTCGATCCTGACAGCTTCGGTCGAATCCTTTGCAGCATTGAGCTTCTAGATAGCACTGACCTCGCAACGACTCTTGCAACAGAAGGACATAGCAAATGATCAAGATCAACGAAATCTTCGGACCTACAGTTCAGGGTGAGGGCGCTGCAGGAGGTCGTCACTGCCTCTTCGTTCGAGTTGCTAATTGCAACCTCGAGTGCGGCTGGTGTGATACAGCTTACACTTGGGCCTTTACGCCTCAGAAGGCTGACAAGCTAGAGATCCCTGTCTCCAAGCAGCTGCCTGGACACGATGTCTTCCCGAAGAAAGAGAACCTGCAAGAGATGGAAGTGTTCGAGATCGAAGAGACACTTGCAGGTCTCTGGGACATCTATCACAGGCCTACGATGATCGTCATCTCGGGTGGCGAACCGATGATGCAGAGTAAGGCACTGGAACCTCTTGCACGTACGCTGGCGCTCTACGGCAACATGATTCACGTAGAGACTGCCGCTACGCTGATCCCTGATGACAGCTTCGATCGACATGTAGCGCAATACAACGTCAGTCCCAAGTTGGAACACTCAGGTAACAGACTCGCTCTACGACGCAAGCCAGAGGTGCTGAAGTTCTTCGGCGCCGACGTGCGGTCCTGGTTCAAGTTTGTCATGCGCGACCCTTCTGACTTCGACGAGATCGATGAGCTTGTCAGTATCGCAGGAGTCGATCCGCACCGCGTGATGGTCATGCCTGAAGGTGTGACGGCTGAGAAGAACATGAAGATCGCCAAGACGCTAGTCGATGGTGCGGTGCATCGTGGCTACGGTCTTTCGTACCGTACGCACATCCTCCTCTGGAAGGACGTTCGTGGGAAGTAATGTACAACCAAAGCAGGAGCACGAATGCTGCTATCACGTTCGAGCAGTGAAGTCTGTTCTGGCAGATCGTGAACGTGAGCTACTAGAAATTAAGGGGCCTTGTAGCAATAAGAACTGTCCCTTGCACTATGCACATTCAGGTCCCTGCGACGTAAGGAAAGTCTGACATGCCTGTTGCACAGAAGCAAATGCCACTTCATGGCAAGAAGTGGTCAGGCAATCGAAGAGCTGCGCCGGCTAGCCTCTATACACACGTTCAGATCAAATACGAGGGTAGCAAGGTAACCTATCGTATTCCTCTGGAGAACTGGAAAGGTGCGACGAAGTAATGGGTATCGAGATCGTAGCACATCAGCGTCACCTTCAGCCTGGAGATGGCACGACAATTGAGTACGCTGAGGACATCCTTGCAGTTCATGCTGGCCTCAGTGTATCAACCGAGCACGGTAGGGATACACCCGTACGCTTCCTCAGCATGCTCGACGAGTTGACTGCGTGCAAGAACTGCGACGGCAACTGTGTTAAGTGGAAGAAGTTCGAAGCTGAGACGGACGAGATGATCATCGTCAAGAAGATCCCGTTCATCAGCGTTTGTAACCACCACATCATTCCGTTCGTCGGCGAAGCGCGTATCGGCTACGTTCCTTATCTACTCGAGGCAGGCCTCTCCAAGTTCGGCCGAGTCGTGCAGCACTACGCACGACAGCTCCAGACACAGGAACGTCTCACGGCACAGATTACAGACTTCTTGCAATCAACACTTGATCCCAAGGGAGTCATCGTTCAGCTCGAAGCTGAGCACATGTGCATGACCGTTCGAGGCGTACAGATGCCTGGCGCAACAACGGTAACGACGAAGACCATGGGTGTGTTCGCCGATCACACTAAGACAGCGAAGGCAGAGTTCCTGGAAGGGATCAAGTGAAGGTGCGTATTGTAGTTACCAAAGCCGTAGATGTTGACGACGACATTGCAAAGAAGATGCTGTCAGATTTTATTGACTGGCTAGATGAGCAGAGTCTCGTTCGTGCACTACCTAACGACATAGAGTACAACATGGACCTTGTGAAGCGATACCTTGAAGAGAAGGAAATCGGATGATGGACGTTACGCTCAATCAACTCATCGACCAGTGTACTGCTGATAGCCAGCGTTGGTTCCCTGGCAAGGCGCAGCTGATGGAGAACCAGGTACTCTGCATGGCCGGTGAGGTTGGCGAAGTGGCTAACCTCGTCAAGAAAGTCCTTCGGGGTTCAGTCAAGCTGGAGGACGTGCGTTACGAGTTGGCTGAAGAGATCGTAGACGTTCTGATCTACCTTGCCAACCTGATGGGCAATGAGGCCTTCAAGGACGTTGACTGGGCCATCAAGCTAGACAACAAGCGTGAGTTCAACGAACAACGCTTCAACCCCATCATGGAGGCTACTAACTGATGGCAGGGAAGCACGGCCAGCCTAGTACTGGCGACGGTAAGAAGGCCTCAGGCAAGAAGATCGGTAAGGCACAA